ATGCCAGAATCAATCGAGTTGTCTGCTGCGGCTGACACGGTAAAAGAGCCTGACACAACCGCCGGATGCGATTGTGATGGCTGCAAGTCTTGTAAGTCTGACGGTGGATGCGATGACAAGATGTGCAAGTCACATCACATGAGCGCAGACAAGTCAGCAACAGTTGAAAAGTGCCTACAATGCGGATGCAACCAAGTTGGTCAGTCACATGGTCTAACAACCGTTCCAGATGTAACTGCGCCGGGTCAAATCCCAGTTCAAGCAAATGTATCAACTGCCACAATCGTTACACCTGAGCAAAATGCTGGAAGCATTAAGTCTGTTGAGGGTGACGAAGTTCCTGCTGCCGAAGAGGTCGCAGAGGTTGTAGCCGAAGAGGTTGCAACAGAAGAAGTTTCTGCTGAGGAATCAGCAGAGAAAACCCTGCTTAGTGATGAAGTTGTAAACGCCATCATTGAAAAGGCCGTGTCATTGGCTACGGAATCTGTTAAGGCAGAAGTTGTGCTTGCTAAGGCTGCAATTGAGGCAGCAGAGAGCAAGGCAACTCAGCTTGAAACCGAACTAGCACAGGCTAAATCAGCAGCAGTCGCAGGTGGCCCAAAGCGCTCCGCAATTGCAGCAGGTAAAAACCAAACTAACGATCTGCTTGTAAAGGCAGCCGAATACAACAACAAGGCTGCTGCAACAACAGATTCCCAACTTGCTCAAGGCTACCGAGAAATCGCTAAAAGCCTTCTCGAAGAAGCCTCTAAGAGCGAATAACCGAAAGGAATAACATGGCCGAAATGCCTCGCGCACATGACCTGTTTGCTGATGCGGATTCCGCAAAAGCAGCAGCAGTCCGTATGGATGACTACCAAGCTGCGCTTACAAAGTCATTCTCAGCACCAACATCAACAAACCTCGGAGCAACTGCATCAGTAGACCCTGTTGCTGCTCTTGAGTCACTCGTTGCTAACAAGTCAATCGCTCCTGATGCTCTTGCATCAGTAACAAACGCACTTGCAACACAACGCCAAGTACAGGCAGATATCGCTAAGGACATCAGCCTTACATCTCCATTGTCATCATCTTTCGCAGCCTTCGACCTCGAAGCACCTGCAAAGCTCTTGACACCACGCCCAACACCTCTTCGTAACAAGATCGCTCGTAAAAAAGGCGTTGGCACAAGCCACCGTGTAAAGCGTATCCTCGGTTACACAGGTACAGGCACAGGTGGAGTAGGAAACATTTTTCCGGGTGTTACCGAAACCACCACAACAACATTTGGTTCAATCGCTTACGAGCGTGGCCCAAAGATCAGCTATGCTGCTGATGATCTAATCCTGCCTTACAACACATACTCTCTATCTGACTCAGTTAGCTTCGATGCTAACTTCTCAGGACTTGGATTCCAAGACCTTCGTCAGCTTTCTTCAACATCAACACTTTACGCAACAATGTTGATGGAAGAGCGTATGCTCCTTATGGCACGCGGAACTGCAACTGGTTACTCAGGCGCTCTTTCTGCTCCAACAGTTACTGCTTCAGCAGTTAACGCAACAGGAACACAGGTTGGACTTGCTGCCTCAACACAGTTCTTCATCTATGTAACTTCTGATGCTGGTGCTTTTGGTGAGTCTGTTGTTTCAACAGTTCAATCTCCAACAACCTCATCTGGTTCACAGGTTATTAACATCACAGTTGGCGCAGTCACAGGCGCTCTTGGTTACAAGGTCTATGTTGGTCTTACAACAGGCGCAACAAACGCAACTTATGTTGGTCGCTTCACAGGTACAACTGCCGTTCTTCAGGGCGCAGCTTCTACCAACACAACTAACAACAACCTCGTTTACTCAACAGGTGGCGCTGCTGCTCCTTCTGCTGATACCTCTGCTTATGCAACAGGTTACGATGGAATCATCCCAACCCTTCTTTCAACAAAGGGTGGATACAACAACGCAGTTAACGCTCAGTTCTCAACAAGCAATCCGGGCGCTGAATACCAGACTGTTTTCTACAATCTCTACAACAATGTTAAGGCTGACCCAGATGAGATTCTCATCAACGGTTCAGACCGCAAGCAGTTGTCAGATGCCATCAAGAACGGCTCAACCGCTAACTACCGTCTAAATCTTACACAAGATGAAACAGGTAACTATGTCGGTGGAGCAACAATCGGTGGACTTCATAACGAAGTTACAGGCAAGCTAGTGGACATCACAGTTCACCCTTGGTTGCCACAGGGCGTTTCTCCTGTTATGTCTTACACATTGCCAATCCCTGATTCAGAAGTTTCTGATTGCTGGGCTGTTTACAATGTACAGGATTACATGGGTATCCAATGGCCGGTAACGCAATTTTCTTATGATTTTTCCACCTACTTCCGTGGAACATTCATGGCACAAGCACCAGCTTGGTCAGGTATCGTTTCAGGAATTGCATCTGCATAATCGTAAGAACACTAAGCAAGGCGCATCGAAAGGTGCGCCTTGTCTTATTAAAGGAGAGGGCGCATGACAAGATTTATTCCACCATCAGGATTAAAGTCCATCGGTATCGAAACCAAAGATGGCGTGAAAACATTAAAGGCTGGCAAAGACGGCACATTCACCGTCAATGACCCTAAGTTGGCTAAACAACTCAAAAAAGAAGGCTTAGGTATCGCTGGAACTGCTGGCGTTATCGCTAACCCATCAAGCGTGGGCTTTAACTGCAAAAACTGCGGGTTCGGCTCATTCTTCAAAAAATGCTCAAAGTGCGGAGAGATAAATGGCTAATGCTTACTCAGGTACAACTCACCAGTTCTCCACACCTTACCTCACGCTTACCGAGTACAAGAACGCGCCTACCGCGATTGATCTCGATAACCTCGTATGGAATTCACAAGACCCAGATGTTCAAGATGCGGAACTAGCCAATGTCATTGCTCGCGCAAGCTCATGGATTGATACATACTGCAACCAAGTCCTCGCAGCAACCACCGAAACCGAGCAACAACGCTCCCGTATCCGTGACGATGGCACAATTCGCTTTCATCCGCGCTATAGCCCAATTATCGCGCTGACCTCATTTGCTTACGGCAACCCCAACTATCAAATGACAACAGTTGCCGATTGCTCGATTGCATGGATTGAGGATTCGCAGGTCATCTTTCCTTACTCAATGCTTTCAACTTCGTACACAAATCAGGGGCCACTTCAATTTGGTTTCCCGACAACGCCACGCCAAGAAGTGTTTCTCAAATACACCTATGTAAACGGCTACGCCAACACCCTTATCAACACGGCTACCGCAGGGCAATCAAGCCTCACAGTTACAGATGGCACAGGAATTACCGCAGGGCTAACACTCAAGATTTACGATGGCTTTGATTCAGAGTTTGTGACAGTCGCCAGCACCTATACCTTTGGCTCAACCACAGTCCCACTCGTTGCGCCTCTTGCATACTCTCACGCTAACGGCGTATCTATCTCAGCGCTACCGCCAGCAATCAAGGAAGCTGCCATCTTGGTAACTACCTCAATGCTCAAAGTTCGTGGCGATAACTCAATGGTGATGAGCGTTGCCTCTCGCGCTTCACAGGCAGTTGAAGGCGCACAAGGTCTTGGCACAGAGATCAAGATTGCTCAAAACCTACTTGCTCCTTATCGCAGGATTAGATAATGGCTCTGGTCGGTCGTCAAGCCGTTCGCTCGGTTCTCGCAAACTTCATCGGTCAGCCAAATGTTCAAGGCTTGAATCAGGTCTTTACCTCGTTTCCTAAGCGTATTGACTTTGCCGTCAATGCCTTGCCTTCTCAACAATCTCGCGCTGCCGCAGTTATCCATATCGAGTCAGAGCGCGAAACCCGCTTGGCTATCGGTGGAGCTACATCTGGCATCAAGCGTGTTGATTATGGCGTTGTTATTCAAATCTTCCATCACTCCTTAGAGCGTGATTCGCAAGATGCTATGAATGACTTTGATATCACTATTGACAATCTTAAAGAAAAGTTGCGCTCAGATCATCAATTTGGTGACCCATCAGGCACATTAGTTTGGCAAGCGGCAGAAGCAGCCATTGATGTTTCTTACGGCGAGCCTATGTCCAATGACGGCACATCTACCGAAACTTGGGCATCACTTCGCTTTACTGTTACTCAAATGATTGAAGCATAGGAGAAAAATGGCTAAACATAAATACACAGGTCACGATGAACGGACTTTTCCGTCAATCGCCGTCACCGTTAAGCCCGGCGACACCTTTGAAGCGCCAGCAGATTTCGTGGCACACAATGTCACACCCGTTAAAACAACCAAGCCAACAGTAGGAGATGAAGAATGACACTAGCCCAAAATTCCGTCAAGAGTTACCTCGGTGTTGCGCTTGAAACCACCAAGGGAACTCCTGTCACCGCTACAAACTTTGTACCAATTACACTCAATAGCTTTAAGCCAATTGATGTTATTGACCCTTTATACGATCAAGGCATTAGGGGTAGCATTGTTGAGTCTTACAACTATGTTCAAGGTCGCCGTCACTCAACAGTTGATTTTGGTGGCCCTGTATTTGCTGACACCGTTGGATATTGGATTGCGGGTATCTTGGGCGATGTTGCTACAACAGGAACAGGCCCTTACACCCATGTAATGGCAGTAAAGAACGAAGTTGGCTCAAATGTTGATGCTCAGCCAAAGGCTTTGACCATCACAGACTTTTACGCTGCAAACACCCGTCAATATCCGGGTTGCCAGATCACAGACTTTGGCTTGACCTTTAATGCTGACGGAATGTTGGAATACACCGTTAAGGCAATGGGCTGGCCTTCTGCTACAACAACCGCACCAACACCATCTTTCTCAAGCGTTCTTCCTACTCAGGTTTGGACAGGTGTAGTAACAATTGGTGGAACAACCATTGGTTATGTCACAACAGGAACACTTGATCTATCACGCAAGTCAGAAGCCATCTTTGCTCTTACTGGCACTCAAAGCCCTTACCAAGTATTCCTTGGTGCTTTGACCGCTAAGGGCAAGCTCACATTCGTTATGCAAGATGACACCGAATTGACTCGCTTTATCAACAACACCCAACCAGCAATTACCGTTACCTTCTCAACAGGTTCAGGTTCAACCGCTACCGAAGTTGCGTTCCAGATTTCAAAGGGCGCATACAACACGGCTGAAATTGATCGTAGTGGTGATTATGTAACTATTGCAGTTGATATTGAAGGTCTTGGTAACTCTACCGATGCTGGCGCAACTGGCGGTTATTCACCAGTTAAGTTCACGCTCATTAACGCATTGCCTTCTGGTACATTCCAGTAATAGGCAACTAACTGTATAGCCGGGGCCGCCTTCCCCCCGGCTATACCCTAACCAGCGAAGGCAGTAGGAAGGAAACCTCATGTCTAAAACAATTACACTCCCAAGCGGTAACACGGCAGTCATTAGAGATGCCAAAAATCTTAAGCACAAAGATCGCGCCAAAGCTTTAGCTGCTATTAACGGCGACAATGCTTACGCTCAAACCGAATCTATTATGAGCGCAGTTATTTCCATGCTTATTGAATCTTGGTCATTTGATCTCATTATCCCGTCAATTGCACCAGCATCTCTTGGAGAATTATCTCTTGCCGATTATGATGCTTTGGTCATCGAAGCAGCAGAAGCTCAAAAAGAACTTAACCTTGCCTTCACAAACACAAGAGAATCAGAATCGAACCCTGATAGCCCTTTCGAAAGCTCCAACGCCTAAAATGGGTGTTGGAAGGTAAACGCAGAGAACCGTCACTTAATTACCCAGACAAAGAATTTCTTTATTACTTTTGTGCTAAAGAATTTGGCTGGACTATTGAAGAAACAGATAACCAACCAGCGCAAATGCTGGATTGGGTAATTGCTATTGCTGGAATCGTGAAAGAAGTTCAAAATGATAACGAGCAATATCGGTCAAGCAATTAAAATGGTTGATGAAAAAATGATTCAAATTGATTCAGGGGCTAAGGCAGCCCGTGATGAAATGATGGCTCGTTTAATTCAACTTGCCAAAGAGGAAATTCAAGGAGAAAGACCTACGATTGGCAGAACCCGTAGCGGAAAAAAGATTTATGAATCACCCGCTACGCCAAATAAACCGCCAATGAACCGATCTGGTGATTTGCGCCGTTCTATTGACGGCATTAAATCCCAACTTGGCTTTGCTCATTATTACGCAATGGTTGGCCCTCAAACTGTTTACGCTCGCCGATTAGAACTTGGTGGTGGAAAATGGCCAGCAGGTTTGAAGTTTCCTTACATGGAACCAGCATTTATTAAATTTCAAGAAGAAGCAAAAGCAATTATCTACAAACACTTAAGTTAGGAAGGAATAAACATGGCTGGCGTTGCTGATTTTCCTATCTTTTTTGTTGTAGAAGCTAAAGCAGATCAGGCTATTGCAAGTTTTCAGAAATTAAATCTGGAAATGGACAAGATGGCTGAAAAGGGTTTAGTTGCTGGTGGCGTTCTTGGTAAATTTCAAGCTGCTGGCAAAGTTGCCGGAACTGCTTTGCTTGGCATTGGAACAATTTTTGCGGGAGTTGCTTACGAAAGCGTTAAAGCCGCGATGGATGTTGCTTCATCTCAAGCAACACTTAAAACCGCTATTCAAGATACTGGTGTAAGTTATACTCAAGCCGAACCTGCCGTAGAGCAAATGGTTCAAAAAATGGCAAACCTTACCTTTGCATCTAGCGACACAATGCAAGCATTGGCAAGCATGACCGCCGCTACTCGTAGCCCTATGGCTGCTCTTGAAGCAATGGGTACAGTTGCCGATCTTGCAGCGTTTCAACATGAAAGCCTTGCCGCTGCCGCCGATACGGTATCTCGCGCAACCCTTGGTCAAGCTCGCGGTCTTTCTACTTTAGGTTTAGCCATTAACAAAACCATTCCTAAAGGCGCTACCTATACCGAGATATTGCAACTTATTCAAGAACGCACAAAGGGAGCCGCTAAGGCTGCTGCTGATGCTCAGCCTTGGAAAGTTCTTCAAGCAAACCTCAAATTGGTAGAAGAGCAAGTTGGTGGGCCACTTTTAGGTGATCTTGCCAAACTTTCTACTTATCTTACAAAAGATGGCAAACTTCAAAAATTGGGTCAAAGCCTTAAAGACAATATGGGCATTATTAAAGACATCAGTATTGGACTTGCAGGTCTTTGGGCAACAAGCAAACTTATTACTTTTTACAATTTTCTTAAAAAAGTTAAATCAACATTTGGCGAAATCAAAGCTGGTGTAAGCGATTCCTATGCTTCTATTGAGGATTTTTTCAAAGCCTTTTCTCAAGATTCTGCTTTGATGGGAGATCTAAAAGTAATAGGTGGAATCTTTGGTTCCATTGCCGAAGCGGTGGGTAAATTTTTGGGGCCTATTGGCGCGCTTATTACTGGCTTTACAGATATTATTGCTTTTCTTAAAGGTGGTACACCTGTAAGAGATAAAAAAATTCAAATAGGAAGTCCTGCGCCTTCAATGGCTGAGTCTTTGCACGATCTTGCTTTTGGAGCGCCAAAGCCATCAAAGCCAACATCAAAACCAATAGATTATTTATCTCCCGCTTACCTTAATACGCTACAAGGCAAAACAGGTTCCCTTGCTTCTATTATGGCTACAATTGCGGCTGAGGAAAAAAAGGCTGGTGGCAAGGTATCCATCAAAAAAGCAGAAAAAGGCTTAACAACTTATAGCACTTCTACTGGTTTGCAGATTAAGGTAAACATTGACGGAAGCAAAGCTACAATTAACTCAATCAAGTATTCAACATCAAAGGCGAAATAACAATGACTGTATATGTAACCGCACCGTATCAGTTTTCTTGGAACGGCTTTTTATTTGGTGCTGGAACAAGTTACCCAGTTACTCAGGTTGATGGTCTTGCCGGACTTCCTGACATCCGAAACCAAGATGACCTTCGAGGCTATACAGATGGTCAGTATTCTGGTCGAGATTTTTACAATGGCAGAACTGTTACTTTTACATTTGTTATTGTTGGTAATAGTTCAAATTCTGCTCAGTATTATTACGATCAACTTCATCTTAATTTATATCCTCAGCAATTGGGAACTCCATCAAATCTTGGGCAATTGCAATTTCAACTTTCCTCGCTTTCAACTGGCGGGGTAAAAGCCATGTATGGTCGTGTTCGCAAAATTGAAACCTCAATAGACCCAGATTTTACCTACGGTTACATTCAAGCCAGCGTTGAGTTCTTCTTCCCAGACCCACGCTATTACGACTATCCTTCAACAACAAGCTCAACTGGCACATCTTTGACTTTATCAAATAGCGGTTGGGCTACTTCTTGCCCGATTATTACAATACCTAGCCCATCAGCCAACCAAACTTTTTATATCGTCAATGGCACAACATCAAGCGCTCCATATATGCAATTTCTTACAAGTTCAAGCACATCTACTATTGTAATTGATCTTTTGCAGAAAACAATTACTCAAGGTGGCGTTCCTGCTCGCAATTTGCTTTTGGGTCTTAATGGTGGATGGCTTTCAATCCCGCCAATCACATCATCTTACGCGCTCAACAGTTACGCAAGCACAATAGGCGGCTCTGCTGGCCCTTCTCTGTCAGTAAGTTACACTAACGCTTATGTCTGATTTTCGTTATTTTACTACGCAGCTCTATCAATCGGGTTCAAATCCCAACCCAGTTATTGCTGAGATACCTTTCACCAATGTATCTTTTGATGCTCAGTTAAATAGCATCGGCTCATTTACTGGCGAAGTGCTTTTATCTGGTACGGATTTTGTAACTCAATCCAATGGCTTGCTTGTAAATAAACTCAACATCTTTAACGGAACTCAGCCGGGGCAAACTATTCTCTGGATTGATTACGGTGGAAAACTTATTTGGTCTGGCGTTATTTGGCAACGCGAATGGGATACAGAAACTCAAATCCTTAAAATTACGGGTCAAGAAATGCTTTCGTATTTTAAGCGCCGTAGGATTACAGATACTCTTAACTTTCCTAGCTCTGGTCTGATTTCTGATAAATCCGACCCCGTTCTTATTGCCAACTATCTTATGACCTACTACGCGCAAGGCAAGGATAGTTCTTTTCCTAAAACGCATGGCAACATTGGACTTCTTGCTGAATCTAGTCCTGCAACTAGCGGTCTTTCAGTTACCCGCGAATACTTTGACTTTGAACTCAAAGAAATTTATCAGGCCGTTAAAGACCTATCAGATGGTTTGGACTCAAACACCACAGACCCGTATTTTGATTTTGTCATCAAGCCAAGTTACAACTCAAACAATCTGCCAGTTAATACTTTGCACTTTATGATTCCAAACATTTCAAGCAATACCGTTGCTTTGCAGTTTCCCGGCAATCTTGTTGAATATAGTTATACCGAAGATGGCAGCACAATGGTTAATACTTTGTTTGGTTTGGGTTACGGCTCAAATCTTGCTAAAACTATTGCCGTTGCTACCGATGATGCTTCTGTTTACCCTACTTATTGGGGCAGCATTAGTTCTTATGGAAACGGCGCACTTCTTGAGGATTCTGCCAGTTTCATTGATATTCAAGATTTGGGACTTCTTGAAGCATCTACGGTTGGACAACTTAACGCCTTATCTCACGCGCCAACCACTATTCAAGCGGTTGTTGCGCCGTATGTAGACCCTTATCTTGGAACATTTAATCTTGGCGATGATGCGAACATCTTGATTATTGACGATATGTTCCCTAATGGATTTCCTTACACAAGCGCTGGCTCTGTGTTCCCCGGCATCTACAATGCTTTATGGCGCGTAGTTGCAGTTAGTGTTCAACCCGGCGAGGATAAAGAAAGTCGCGTGACAATCACGCTATCTCAACCTTATGTAAACTTTGGCAATGTAACTAAGAAAACGGTGACTGGATAATGGCATATACACCGCTTCCCGCCAATCTCTACGATTACTTCAGCACGATCAACCAACGCCTTCGCAAGCTAGAATCTGCGCCCGATATGGCGTACACAACTGCCGTTAGTGCGCAAGGTACTGCTGCTCAAGCATCTACTCAAGCAACTCAGGCATATACTGCTGCTCTACAAGCTGGCGTTCAAGCAACCGCCGCTTCTTTGCAAGCAGGTGTAGCGCTTCAATCTGCCAACGGCAAAAACACGGTTCACTATTCAACTTCGGGGCCATCTGGTAGCGGTTCAAGTGGCGATGTATGGTTTCAAACCGATTCTTATGGAACAGTTTTATATCAATATGTTTACAACGGCAGTTCTTGGGTTAATGCGCCAATTGCAAGCACAGTAATTGCAGCTCTTGATGCGGGCAAAATTACAACAGGAACGCTTCAATCAATCGCTATTTATGCTGGCTCATCTGGGCAATTTCAGGTTTCATCTGCTGGCGCTTTGGTTGCAACTCAAGCAACAATTCAAGGAACTATTACTGCTAATTCTGGTTCATTTACGGGAACGCTTACTTCTACAAGCGGAACTATTGGTGGATTTACTCTTTCGGCAACTGGATTAAGTAACGCAACCTCAAGCATTTATATCAACAGTTCATCGGCAACGGTTTACGGAACTACAGTTAATGCTGGAAATGGTGGCATGACCAGTTCTAACACCATAACTGCAACAGGTACGCTAACTGGCAACGGCTATGTTTATTTTCCAACAACTGCAACAACCTATACAACCAGCTCGTCTGCCAATCTTTATATCAACCCATCCTACGGAAACCTTGCTCGTTCTACCTCATCGGCAAGATATAAAGTTGATATTGAACCGCAAGCAATTCCCGTTCAATCGGTAATGTCATTAACTGCAAAATCATTTATTGACAAAATTGAATATAAAAATAACAAAGAATCTACTCAAGGCTTAACTCGCTATCTTGGCTTAATTGCAGAAGAAGTTGCTGAAATTGACACCTTAAAAGATTTTCTTGTTGTTTATACCGAAGATGGTTTGCCAGATGCAATTAACTATGATCGCGTTGCAGTAGCATTACTTCCCCTTGTTCAAGACTTACAAAATCGAGTAACCAAGTTAGAAGGCGCAAATGGAACTGGAACATCAACTACAAGTTGAGGATATTCTCAAACACCTTAAAGATCAGGTAGCAGAACAAGCGCAGACAATCGCCGTTCTTAAAGCCACGATTGATTCTTTAACTCGACCTAAACCTGTTGAACCAACAACTACGGCAGCACCAGCAAAGCCAAATGTTGAAGGGCCAAAAGGAATCTAACCGCTAACCTACAACCCGAAAGGGCGCAATGAACGCCGCATCTCTCGCTAACGCCGCAAACTGGGCACAAATCCTCTGGGCAACCGGAGCTTTAGTAGCAACCTTAGGAGCAGGAGCAAAAATTTTCTTTACGATGAAGCATAAGTTAGATGACATTGCGGCTCATACTTATCAGCGCAATGGCGGTTCATCAAATGCGGATGCACTGGCAAGACTTGAAGAAGCGGTTGCAGAAAACACAAAACTTACACAAAAGATTTCACGCGAAATTGCCAAACTCGAAGGCCGTTTTGAGAATCACTTGGTTGAAAGCAAAAAGTGAGGCGTAAGACTCGCAAGAAACTACAAACCATTTCACGCGCTTGGTTTGAGGCTTTTATTGGCTTTGAGATTGTCTTGCATTTTAGAGATTTAGTTAAGCCAGATGTTCTCGTACAAGCTGCACTAGCAGCCGTGTTTCCGATTATTTTTCGCTGGATTAACCCCAAAGACTCGTTCCCAGATGGAGAGTAAATGTTTAAGAGAAAATTCATTCACCCAGACACTCAGGATGTTCTCACTTTTGGCGAGCAAGTTTCTTGGAAAGTCCAAGGCATTATCCGCAACTGGTGGTTTGTAGGCTTTTGGTCTATCGGCAGTTTTGTATGGTGGCTTAAGCCTACTTGGTTTAACGACACTTACTCGTATGTGCATTGGCAACTTGTCGCCTCATACCTAGCCGTTCTTGTTGAGCTGATGATCGGTATTGCCATGATCGGACAGACCAAGCGCGATGCCATGATTATTCGCCACATCCTTTCACTTGAAAAGCAAGAGATTGAACACTTGAAAAATTTACTAGAGGAAAAAAATGACTGATGGTCACGACCAAAAGATTACTAACTCGTATGTGGTGCATTACCCTGCTCACGAACCACGCGAAACTGACCCGCACTATAAAGACTTTAATGCCTACCGCGAGCGAACCAAAGACACCGCCAAGTGCGCTATCGGAGAACATCGTTCAGATTTCTCTGAGTGCGATGGCGGATTAGAGCTTCACCATTCCCACATTGAGTTCTCACTCCAAAACGGCGTGGACTTGAAGTGGCTGGAAGTGGACTATCCGGGCGTGTCTGACCCTGAGTCGGTTGGGGCATGGGTTGAATCAGGTGCTAACCTTATGTGGCTTTGCGAGAAGCATCATCGCGGTTCTGGTACGGGGATTCACCATGCCGCTTATGCCGATTACGAAGCGCAAAAGTATGTTCGCGGATTACTCTCAGGAAAGGTAGAAAATGGCAACCAAGAAGTTTAATTATCATTTCACAACCAAGGAAAAGGCTCTTGCCGAGCATTATGTGTACGGCATCCTTGCTGCTGGTCTTGCAGCGCACGAAATTGCACCGCATGACACATTTAAGGCAGTTGCTATCAAGGCATTGGTCGGCGGTCTAGTCGCACCAATTCTTGCTCGCATTAACCCTGCCTCGCTCGTTAATCAGATTGACGAATCTACAGGCGCTCCTGCAACTCTTACCGCACCAGTTGTTTCTGCCGTAGTAGCAGATGCGACAAAGTTGGTTCAAGCAGAAGCAACCAAGTAAGTTTTACCCCGCACTTGGGGCAAGTGCATTAGACCCTCGGAAACGGGGGTCTTTTTTTATAGAAAGGCAAAAGATGGCTACCGCACTTGATGTTCTCAATGTCGCTAGAAGTCAGATCGGCTTTCACGCTGGCGCGCAAGATGAGAACCCTTATGGCGATTGGTACGGAATTCTTAACGCTCCTTACTGCGCTATGGGCGTGAGTTGGTGCTTTGCTCAGGTCGGTCTATCTAGCCTTGTAGCTGCTCAAACCCCTAAAGGATTTGCCTTCAACCCTGCTGCTCTGCCTTGGTTTCAACGCCAAGGCTTAGTCGTCAATAAGTATCAAGGGCAACCCGGCGATCTGGTTTTTTTTGACTGGAACTCGGATGGCGTTGTAGATCATGTCGAGATCGTAGAAGCGGCAAGCCCTGACGGGCTGACCACCATTGGATTCAACACAGGCAACCCAAATGACTCGGTTCACGAAAGCGGATGCTTTAGAGTTCATCGCCCTTACTTCTATGTAGCCGCCATTGTCAGACCACGCTACCAAGTAGCCCTAAAACCCGCGCAAAAGGGCATTACAAGCAAGAAGGCTACTGCTGCGGTCGGCGCAACGGGAACGGCGGTTGCGGGCGTTACAGGGGCAATTCACGGCGGTTTAATGACCACTACGCCAACGGCTACAACATCTGCTCAGACTGTATTCGTGGCTCCCCCATTTCCCACCGATACCACCGCATTTAACTTCGGTCAAAAGAGCGATGCAGTTATGGCAGTCGAGAAGGCTCTGCTCAAGGCGGGGTTACTTCCTGCTACTTATGTCACGGGAACGATGAATACCCAGACTCAAACTGCGCTCGTCAAGTACGAGGCAAAGCAGGGTATCAAGGTCACGGGCGCACTTCCTCAGATTATTTACGATGAGCTTAAAGGTTCGCTATGAAGCACTTTAGATTTCACATACTAGATGCTAAGCAACTCGCAATCGCTATGACTGGCGCATTTAGCACATGGGCAGCAACAGGCTTTCAGCACGACCCAGCGCACCTTGCCTATATCGCCATTGGATTTATTACTGGTGGGTTGGTGTCGCATAACGAGCAAGCAAACCCGAATGTTGTACCCGAGTCGCATATTCAAACTCCCTACCTTGCCAATATGGAAGGGTCTGGCGTTCCTGAGCCAATTGGTATTCCTAAAGACCCATACAAGCCAGAAGGCACAGATGTTGCTGAAGTCATCAAGATAAATAGTGGATTGATTAAATGATGTGCTAAGTTTGCGTTCTCAGTCCAGATGGCTGAGGCAATCGCACAAAGAGTCAAAAAAACTTAATAATAAAAACCCCGTAGCCCCTAAAAAGGTTGCGGGGTTTTTTTCGTTTTGTTGCGCACTTTCTTTCGTTTCATAATGTAAGATTTATTTGACAAAGGGGGCAACATGGACTTAGTAGCAGACCTTCAACAGTTGAGGGGCAAGATCGGAGTTGGCGGTAAGCCTTGTAGTGTGAAAACCTACATGGATACGCTAACTGGTAAAAACTTAAAAGCATTTGAGGAAGCGCTGGAAGATCGCACTATTACCAATGTGGCGCTCTTTAATTATCTTAAGTCGCACAATATCTTGGTGACTTCATCGCAATTGCGAACTCACCGAATTAAGCAATGCAGGTGCTACCTATGAGCCTTGCTGACGATCTCAAGAAAATTAAAGAAGAGGCTGACCCGCAGATTACAGATTTGCGCAAAGCCTTACTGAACGCGCAGAAGCAGTTAGCCAAAATCAAAGACCGCGACCAACAGTTAGGCGAGTTGGTACTCCAAGCAGCTTATGATGCAACGCTCTCTATGGGCGCAATCCCGCCAGTACCTAAGCCAAATCTAACGAAGGCTAAGGCTAAGGCAGAGGTAGCTCTCGTTCACGCTACTGACTGGCAAGGCTCCAAGATCACCACCACTTACAACTCTGAGGTGATGAAGAAGCGGGTTATGCAATTCGCCGAGAAATGCGTGAAGATTACTGAGATTCAGCGCCACGATCACCCTGTCAATGATGTGGTGATTATGTTCGGTGGCGACATGATTGAAGGCTTGTTCAACTACCCCGCACAACTCTGGGAAGTAGATGCCACGCTATTTGAGCAATGGGACATCGTGTCGTTCCTTATGGTGGACTTTGTTCGCTACTTCCTTGCTAATTTTGACAAGGTAACAGTTGTCGCCGAGTGGGGAAATCACGGCAGAATCGGTAGCAAGCGAGATCATGTTCCTAAAGCGGATAACTTTGATCGTATGTGCTATCAGTTCGCCAGAAAGATTCTTGCTGGAGAAAAGCGCTTGACATGGGAAGATTGCCCAGAGGATATTCAGCGCGTTGAAATCGGCAATTATCGAGCGCTCTTAATGCACGGAGATGAAGTAGGTAGATCAGGCTTTGCCTCTCCTAGCGCTTGGCAAGCTGCTGGTAACCGTTGGAAAGCGGGAGCCTATAAGTGGGCGTTCACCGATATCTATTTGGGCCACTATCACCGCACCGCTAGTGAGCCTATGAGCGCACAAGACGGAATGATTTACTGGACAGGCTCAATTGAGTCGGATAATCGCTACGCGAGAGATTCTATGGCGGTAAGTGGTGTGCCTTCCCAACGACTGCACTTCATTGACCCGATCAAGGGGCGAGTGACTGCTCAGTATCAGGTCTGGTTGGACTAACACCCGTAAGGGTGGAAATTGAAAATTTTTTTTAGATTTTCGGCGCGCAAAGACAAAAACCCCAGAATTTCTCTGGGGTAATGTCCGACTGAAGGGGGAGTTGAATTATAGAGTTTCTTCTTCATCTGGCAAATCGGCTTCAAGGGCAAAGCCAGCTCGCCTCAAAGTTTGTAGTGATTCCTCAAATAGCTTGCCCACGCGATTGCAGTAATCGGTCACTTGGTCGGGGTAGTGGTCGCTTGCTTGGATTTCGACCTCTAGTTCCTCGTACCTGACCATTACGCTTATCATGGGTTAAGGATAGCCTAAAAAGAAACTTACAAAATGTCCTTGCTTTTGCCTTACGCCTTGCCTTACAGTTGAGCCAATGCCAACAGGGGCATACCTGAACGAAGGAACGGCTATGGCTGAAAAAGCAACACACCCAGTATCAAAAATGTTAGAACCTTTTGCACCCAATGAAATCAATCAGATTCCTAAGGGTGGATTAAAGCTAGATTATGTTGGTCACGCAGCACTTACAAAGCGTTTGCTTGAAACCGATCTTGAATGGTCATGGGAGCCTTTTGCAGTTGGCGAAGATGGTTTGCCAAAACTTGATGAGGCTGGCGGTCTATGGATACGCCTAACAGTTTGCGGAATCACTCGCATTGGTTATGGCGATTCTGGCAACTCTCGCGGTACTCAGGCAGTCAAAGAAGCGATTGGCGATGCTCTACGCAACGCAGGTATGCGCTTTGGTGCAGCTTTAGATTTATGGCACAAGGGCGATCTATTTGATCTCACCGATTCTCGCGGTGATGCACCTCGCAAGACTGAGCCAGAAGTTTCATCTGAACTGCTTGCGCTCGCTAAGGAAGCGTACGATCAAATCCCAACCATTGAAACAATCGAGGAGCTTAAAGATTTCTACACAGGCGCTAAGGATGCTGGACTTCTTGCGGTAGTCATTAACGGCAAAACTCTCAACGCAGTTATCACCGCCCGCAAAACAGTATTGGAGAAGAAGTAATGACTATCTACGACTCAGTTGATACCGCCAAGCACCCAGTTTCTTATTATGTAATCCGCGACTTTGTGCGCGTGATCTTCTGGGGCACGATTTTCTTTGCACCGCTTTATGCTCTGTTTGTGTTGGTGGCGTAATGGCTACACCAGCAGAAGTTGAAGCACGACTCATTGGACTTAGCAGAGAATATGACGATGCCTACCAAAATTTGGCTACGGCAGACGAGCATTATCTTGTGAGAAAGTCCGAGCTTGAAATTGCAATGGCTAAATCTCGCATGAAGTACGCGGGTCTTTCATCGCCTACTGGCAAGAACTACACAGTCGGTGAGCGCGAAGATAACGCGCTGATTGACAACGCTGAGGAACACACGGCTTTGGCTTACGCCGAGGCTACTGTTAAGGCGCTAAAAGAGAACGCTAAGCGCATACAGTTGCAGGTGGATATTGCTCGCTCAGTTGCAGCTCTGATTCGCTCGGAGATGCACCAATGACCTACGACTTTCAAGCCGATGAGTGGTATGGCAATTGCGGTGCTTGCAAGGTTGATCTATTTGCGCCAACCAAAACCATGTATGCCCTGCAATATCGCCGTCACACCAAATCCAAGAACTGCTTAGGCGGCTACTAATGCACATTGATTACGACATACAAGATAACAAAATAACTCGCCTTGTTATTGAAGATAGTGAGGGAATTGATGGTACGAAATTACGCGCTATTCAGTTCAAAGAACTTATCAGAAACAAGAAAAAGATAGGTTTTATTAAGCCATCTGAAAAATTTTATCTTTATAGAGCAGCGCAATTTATTTACGACAATCCCAATCAACCAGAGGTGGAAGTTTTGGTAAATAAAATGAATATAAATAAAAAAACTGCCTATAACTATATTTCCGAAATTAAAAAAGAAGGAATACTGCAATGGATATCGTAAAAACTTTGCAGGTTGCGCTGAAAGAAGCCGACTCACAACGAGATCGCTCGGTGCAGGTTGAGCTAGGTGCTAGTTCGGTTGGGGGTTGTCGCGCTCAGGCTTGGCATATCCTTAATCAGTCGCCTAAGTGCAACACCAATACCGAATCTCTTGCTGCGATTATGGGTACGGCAATCCACGCCTCGATCTATGAAGCACTCAAGTCTTACGATGTCTTTGGCGAGGATTTCTTGCTCGAAGAAGCGTTTGAGGATGAGTACTTCAAAGGTCATGTGGATTTCTACTCACGCAATGCTGAAACTGTTTACGACTGGAAAACTGTCACGCTGGCAAAACTTGCCAAGGGCGGTTTGCCTACAAAGCAACAGAAAATGCAGGTCAATATCTACGCGAGCCTTATTGCTCAGAAGTATCCCGTCAAGCGAGTGGGTCTTGTATTCATTCCGCGTGATGGCAAGATGAGCGACATTGTTGCGTGGGAAGATGACTACAACCCGAAGCTTGTTGATGAGGCTAGGGCATGGGTAGCAGATGTAAAGGCGATGACTTCCCCACCAGCGCCAGAACGATCAGCCGCTTTCTTTTGTAAATCTTATTGTTCTTATTGGGGGGATGTATGCGCAGGAAAATAACATGGGAGCAGATCAAGTGGAATAAGGCTAACTGCCGAGGTATCGCCACAGATTTATTCTTTGAAGAAGAAGATAATTTAGAAGTAGTCAAGGTCAATCGGCAGATGCTTCGCAAGGTTTGTTTTGCTTGCCCGATTCGCCAAGAGTGTCTTATGTGGGCTTTTGCCGATAAAGATAGATGGGCGTTTATGGGTGGCACAACTGCAAGAGAGCGCCGTTTTATTGAGAATGGCAATTACGACAACCATTGGGTGATCGGATTACGGGATGCTTGCGAAAAGTTTGCCGTACCCTTTTCTGATGTGATCGAAGCCTCAAAAGTAGAAAGGGTTAGAAGTGAATTCACCTACACAGATCGTGGCTAACATCGTGACTAAAGTGCATGAGGAAAAGTGCCGAGATGGTCAAGATTGCTACCACGAAATTGAGCTACTTCGTATCTGGGAACAAGACAAAGTTTTGACCGATATGGTGAAGGCTGGCAATAAGGAATATCGCCTAGAGGTCATGGATGCGCTAGAAAAGGCTAGGCGCAAACTGGTGAACCCTGAGGAAATAGAGCCTCAGTCTTATGCCGAATGGATTAACTCGATATTCAACTTGGCGATCAAGTCTGTTGCGAGTTTGCGATGAAACGCGCTGAATTGATTGCTCATATTAAATCATTACAAACCCCGGCTGGCGGTTGGACTAAAGAGTCCTTAGCCAGTTTAGGGGTATCTTGGCCACCTAAAAAAGGCTGGTTGAAAGAGCTGCTTGAAAAGGCCGATGATGAGTTGGTCTAGTTCAATCCTTACAGGTAAAATTGAGACCCCCGCGCAGCTACTAAC